TTATCGGTTGTACCACTTACGTCAACTGCTGAAATAACTGCATGCTGCCCTGGGAAAGTACCTGCCACTTTATCCGCCGCATCCGCTGCCTCAATAGACACCGCTGTTAATCGGTTACGAATAAAGTTCTTAGTACTAGTAGTTGCTTCATCAATTGCTTGAGTGACCGCAGCTTGTGTAGAGCCTACATTATTTGCAATAGATACTGCTCGTGAGTTACCAGTATCAATAACAATGTCTCCTAAAACTAGATTACCGCCACCAACTCTACCTGCAGCAACTGTTGCATCATGACGTGCAGAAATTCCTACCTTCTCGGAATGATCCTGTACTTCTTTCGCAAAGCCTGACCAATTAAGAGTAGCAATACCATCAACATCAAAATCAACAGTAACTTCATTAACAATAGCTTCAGGTAATCTATATACCAAAGGATTGCTTGTTGCTGTGTCAATTAAGAAGAAAATTGTAAAAGAGTGCAAAGCTGATCTATTTGATTCAGTAAAAACTATTGTACTACTTGTATCAGTAGGGGTTATAACGTCGGTTTCTGACCCACTTACTGCATTTACATTTCTTCTCCAAGACATTTTACTACTATTAACAATATATTTATCAGCACCACACATAGAAGCCCATAAAACCTCTTCTATTGAATGAACACCAACCTGTGCTGCAGGCTCTGCACCTTTTACACCATCATAGTCATTAGTTTGAATTGCATTCTGTCCTACAGAGTCGAACGGACGAATATATGTGCTAAATGAAAATTCTGCAGGAGCAAGAGAGTCGGTAAACATACGACGACCTCTACGAGATACGCCCGCTGTACTTTCCATTTCTGCCAGAGTTATTTCTGACGTATTGGTTGTTTGTGAGAAACTATATCCATCGAGAACAGGAATCTCCCACAAGTTTCCTTTTCCTAAATCAGCTGCATCCTCGGTATTGTCTGTTGTATTTCTAAACTGAACAAACATACGAGTATCACGGCTAAAGTATAGTTGTTGTGCCATAGATTATCTCCTATGAACTTGAAAAGACTGAATCGTGAACATCTGTTCGTGCCAGTATTTTCTTAGTAACGAACCTCTATTAGTACTTCTCCTACTCCTAAAGGATCTAATACACCCTCATCAGTATCTATACTGATGACAGTAATTTGGTGAGTATGCTGTTCTAAACCATTTCTATCATAGTAAAGAAGTCTGCTATTCTCCTCTAATACTGTTTCTACGTCTTCCAATAACTCATCTAATGCTTCTACTGAATCTTCTTGGTTGACATAACAACGTATAGTAACATTTAAAAATCGATCTTTATATCCTGCAGTTTGATACTGCCGTGTTTCTGATCCTGCATTTAAATGAATTGCAGGGAACTCTTCTACTTCATCCCAGAATTTTAATCGTGAGCTTGTTTCTGCTACTGCTTGCTTAAACAAACCCCGTCCATCTATAGAAGCTAGCTTATCTGCGAGTGCTTGTGAAATTCCCTGTCTACGAGACGTATAAAGTCTTTCATTTGGCATTATAGTCTCCTAGTATAAAATCTTCCTAGAGCCATATTTGCAGCGATTTCTCGTATAGATTTATCAATTATTTTACGAGGATCTCTATTTGAGTTTGCCCAAGGAGTCGATCCTTCTCCTACTTCAAATACTTGATAAGGACTCTTAGCATATGTATATCCAAAACTAATATGCCCTTGCTTAGTACGAGCTGCATCTTGTAATCTTACACTACCTGCAAATCTTCCAGTCCTATTCTCTAGTCTAGGTGCTCCCATATTCTTTTCAACAGTTTGTGGGAGTTTATCATTAATTACACCAAGTAAATTAGTAACACTAAATTTATCTCTCTTCCGTCTACCTGATTTCTGTTTGTTGGCGGTTAATACTTGTGTATTGGGCTTACTTTCTGTTATACCCATTATCTTTATTTTACTTTTAACTTTTGATCTTACTGTACCCTTACTTTTTTCTCTTATTACCTGCTTCTTAGTCCCTGTGCTTTTTAGTTTTCCCTTACCTTTAGCAATAGAAAAAAGTGTTGTCTGAGCGATAGCCTCTGGCAAACTAGTGGAGCCAGGTTTTAGAACTACTTCATTCAACTCTCTTTCAAGAGCTTGAAAAGCACTTTTTTCATCTTCTCTTCCTTGTTCCTGGTTGTATAAAGAACTTTGAACTGTTATAATAGGTACGTATCTTTTTAGGAAATTACCACTTGAATCAACAACCATCTCATGGTTAATCGTCACTTGCATTTCTGTTTCGTAATTTTTTACTAGCTGAGTTATTTTAGGAGAATTTATTGCTGCTATTTTTGCTTTAGCTCTTGCAACAGACACCTGACTTATTGCCAAGCCTACTCCTTCATCTGCATGACCTAATTGACTTCCGTGCTTATTATCTGCACCAGTCATCTTCGCCTTTTCGTCGTCTGAAACTGCTCTATAGTGTTCTTCTACTACTGCTGCTAAAACTTCTTTTCTTCCTCCTTTAAACCCTTTCCACCCCTCGTTTAAATCTCTGAATTTTCTTATAACTAGAACTGTCATTCCAGGGCTTGATTGTTTATAATCTTCTCGTAAAGTAATATAAAAGTCCTTATCATCTTCGTTTAGCCCAGAAAGAAAAGGGGCTTGTAAATGGGTCTCAAGTTCTTTTATATAACCATCGAAAATCTTATTTACTTGCGTGTCTGTAATGTTAGGAAATATAGGTTGAAACGTACCTTTAAAAACGGCTTCTGGTATTCTAAGAATTTGCCCTTCAATTCTTTGAGTTTTATTTTTTAGCTTACTAGATTTTCTATCCTTCTTGAACTGATCAATTATGGATTTAGCTAGTGCCTTATCTGTTGGAGTTCCCATTAATAATTTTTATATAAATCTAAGATTCTCTTAATGTGGTCTGGGAAATCGACATTACCTTTTTGACTAGTAGTACCTTGATTGTTTATACTAGCACCTGCTATAGACTGCCTTTGCTTATGCTCGTCCTTTAGATAATAAGTGACAAGATCAAGTATTGCGAGCTTAAGATCAGAAGGCACCGCACTATAGCCGGCTGTATAAACTACTTTTACTGCTCCCACTCCGCGAGCCCAACTTTTAAAGCCCCCTGAAGAAAGAGTTCTATAAACACTGTCTGTAACAGTATCTAAATAATATTCGTATGCTCCTGTAGTCAGAGTTGCGTATGATTCTGAATATGAGCTTCGTTCTTGTACGCTTACTATCGCATTGACTGGGCTTTCGGTAAGCTGAACAACATGACTACTCCAATTAATATCAAATATTTCAGTTTTATTAGACGAGTAGTAGTCTACAAAACTGTTACCACAGTAAGTTTTTACTAATTCACTCACAGAAGGAATAATTACTTCCAGTCTAGCATCATCCTTAGGTTGGTTGATACCTTCTGCAGTTTTATAATCTTGTAATGTAATTAAATTTGCCATAAATTAATTAATAAAAACTTGGGGGAGGTTTGCTCCCCCGAGTTATTAAGATTTGTACGATTAGACGTACTTTAATCTCATTGAAGGCTTATCACTGCCTGCTGCAGCGTACAACTCGTTGAAGCCAAGTGATTGAGCGGCAACGATCACATTTTGCTGATCTTTGACACTGTACTCAGTTTCAATGCTGACACCCTTGAGTTTGGGTACAACATAGTTGTCCAGATTAACAGCAATAGCTGCTGTTGTAGTAGCTGCGCCCGCGGCGGCCAAATTACTTGCTAACTGGTTAGTTGCGACTACGGGAGACCCGAAGACCGAACCAACTACACCGATACGCTTAGTTGCTAGGTCGTTTCCAACTTCGCTCACGTCGGTGAATCCAGAAGCATCAATTAGCTCGTAGTAAACGTCATTAGGAACAATGAAAGCTACTCTTGAAGGATCCATGCCATACTTGCCCATTTCCTTTCTCATGCCGAGAAGGATAGCAGGGGTAACTTCATCTGAACCAGAAGCGTCTACTGAAGCAGTAGTGCTTGTAGCAGTAGAAAGACCATTAGTATCGTCAGTACCATCCTGACCTACAAGACCTTTTCTTATGCTGGCAGATGTTCCACCTACAAGCATCATCTTGTCAGTAGCAACTGCGTGTGCACGTGCTAGTGCGGAAGTAACAATAGGTAACAATGTTACAACTACTTGCTCGTCGGTATCATTCGAGATATAAGTACCAGCGATCAATCTGTGAGCCTGTAAGATTACTTGGCTAACAGTATAGTTGTTATCACCTGCGTCAGAAAGTTGGTTAGATGAATCACCTACACCAGCTGCGCTGAACGTTGCTGCTCCTGCGTCTGGGGCCAATGGTAGTACAGTGGCACCGGAAGCAACTTGGATGTCACGGAAAAGAGGTGCAACTTTCATTTCTTGACGCAGTTCGTTTTCAAACTGTGTAGAAACAATTACATCGATACCGGCTGCAGTAGTAGACGTATAGTCAACTCCAGCTTTCTCAAGAACGCTCTTTCCATAATCGGTTCCATCCAAACCTTTCCCAGTAATTTTACCAAGAACGGTTGCTTCGAGAAGCGAACGACCATGTGCCTGAAGGTCACCCTTCTGACGACCAGAGAAATCACGCTTACTGTTTTGAATTGCTTCAAGTTCAGCTTGCTTCTCTTGTAGGTCTTTCTTATACTTCTCCATGACTTCCGCAGTATTGGCTTTCTCATCTTCGAATTCCTTGCGAATGTCTTCCATCAAGCGTTCTGCACCTGACTCTACGCCAGTTTTGATTGCAGTCTTGACTGTTTCTTCTTGCTGAACTTTGGCTTCTGCATCAGCAGTAGCTTTTTCCTCAGCTTCTTTTTGTACAGCCTCATCGGCTGCTTTTTGCTCGGCTTGCTTCATTGCGATTTTAGCAGCAGTTTCCTCAGCTACCTTTTTAGCAAAAGCTTCCAAGTCAACGGGTTGATTTGTCTCTTCAGACATTTGTATCTCCTTTTGGACTTGCGCCCCGTCACTATTAGTGAAAGTTTTTTTGAAATCGTTGTACTCTTCCATAGAGTCAAAGGATTTCGCCAGTGAAAAAGTAGCTGTTTGATTACAAGGTACAGATACTACCGATACCTCAAACAATTCAGCGTCCTTTATTCTTAATCCGTCGGTTTCCTCTAAGTAATCAGCGTCCTTGACTCGGAAACCAACAGAAAAGGCCCCAAGAACACCGTCTTTAACTAAGTCCACAACATCTTTGGCGGCTTTACTTAT